AGCTCTCGCTTCTATCTCCTGTTTAAGCTCTTCTTGAAAAGAAGTATTTAATTTATTAATAACACCGTCAAGATCTCTTACTAACGATTGGAAAGTTCTTTCCTCGTATTCTTTACTTGCTCTAGTTAATGATTGTACAATTTTTGCCATTATAAAATACTTGCTAGTCCTCCGTAAAAATAACCTACTCTACCACCTTTAGCGTGTTGTGAATATCCTTGTGCACTTCTACTTCCTCTATCTTCCGCTGAAGGACCTAGACCTGCAACTCCTGCTCCACCGCCAACTGCTCTATCACTTGCAGTCATGCCACTAGTATCTCTGTCAACATAACTACCTGTGTCTAAATCTTTTTGAACACCCGCGACTCTATCTTTTTCTTCTTGTGCTGCTTTTTCTATCTCTATTAATTCTTTTTGTTTTTGTTTGTAAAACCCTATTTTTTTTTGTTTTAAATTAGAAAATTTTTCAAGTTCTTCTTCAGTATAATCTGTTTCATAATCTTTTACATAGTCTGCATAATTACCAAATGCAGATCTAGTGTTTATTCCAAATGGATCTTTTGATAACCCTGAATTGTTTTCACCAAATACTGTTGGACCAGTGTAGCCCATATTCATATTTATAAATTGTTGATCAGTTGCTGGTAATGAACTAAATTGGTCCATGGCGTTAAGTGCAAAACTAAGAGGACCAAAACCTTTTATATTACCCATAAAATTACTAGCTTTATTTTTAAAATTTCCTAAACCACTTTGTATTCTACCAGCCATAGTTTGCTCTAAAGGAACGTCAGTATTAGTTCCAATATATTCTCCTAAATCTGCACCAGTTAGTTCTTGTTGTCTATAACTTGGCATACCCATAAAAGTTTGACCAACTTTAGTTTGATATAAACCATCAACTAATGGAGTATCTTGATTACGAAAATATCTATCTTTTGTAGTTGTATTATAATCTTGTATTAAATCACTATAAGGACCAGCATAATAACCGCCCCCACTTTTTGTAAAAGCATTGGTTGCTGGTATACCAGATGTTTCTGTTACTTCTTCTTCTATTGATGTTGTCGGTGCTGTAAACCCTGTTCTATATTTTTCTTGAGGAACATATTGAAAATCTTCATATATTTTTTGATCACCTGGATTGTAAAACGCTACCATTACCCTCTCCTTCCATCAGGCATTATATCTAACCTAAATGTACCTAGCTTCCAGTTTTGTGCGGCAGCTGTATTAGAAACTTGGAAAGCAATTGCCCTAGCTCTTATCCTAACGTCTTGTTTTGTTTGAGTTGTTGTCATATCAAAAGGTCTTACTACCGGAGTGTTAGTCGGGTAATCTGTGGTAACTAGCGATACTCTTGTATTTCCTACTTGTTCTAAAAAATCTGGTATAATTCTACTAATTTTTGCAATAAACTCACCATCACCCCTAATGTCTGGCATACCAATTGATTGACCTGTCGAAGATCTTTTTTGTGTAATATCAAATTCACCAGAAGTAATTGTTCCTTTCAATGGTGTAACCACACCTCCAGCATCAATTTGGTCTGTTCCTGTTTCGTGTTCATAATATATTGTACATCCGTCAGTGTTACCAATTACATCATAAGAAGCATTACTATCAGGATCATAATAGTTTGCATGAGGTTTATTAAATACAGCTGAATCTGCCCATGATGCTCTAGGTAAACCTATTTTTACATTTGCACCAGATGAATTAGTTTCTGTTGTTATTGAATTTACAGTCCATACAGGTCTTTTATTAGTTGATTCTAAATAATTAAATGTAACCGCACGATCTATTTGATTAGAACCATTGCTACAATAAAACCAATTAACCTCTGTAAACAAATTATTTAAACCACAATTAATTAAATCTCTAGCCGTGCTATTTAAATTATCATAAACATGGTCTTCAACAAGACATGGCATAGATTTTAATTGACCATCGTAAGTAAAGAAACCATTCTCTGACATCCAATAAGCAACACCATCAACTTCAACACATGCATTTTTACCAATCAATCCGCAGTTAGTTCCAGCTTGTTCAAAAGAGAAAGTAAAAGGCGCACCTACAAATCTCATTAAAAATAATGAAGTGTCAGTCCATACGTAAATAGCATCTCTACCTTTTATAGCTCCCATAATTTTAGAACCTGCAGCAAGTCTTTGTGTACCTGCTGTGTTTTCTGCAGTAACTGTATAAGCTGTAGACCCATCAATATTTTCTTGGTCAGAGAAACGAATAAACATATCGTCTTGTGTCGCTTTATTTCCTACTGTTGCTTCTGTTCCAAAAAATACTAAGTGTCTATCTGGTGTAGATACTAATACATGTCTAGATGCAGTAGGAGCATTTGCAATAAGTGTTGCTCTAATTGAAGTAGCATTTGTTGGTTGTGCATCCCACTCAAAACATTCTCCATTATAAATAAGTGCAATTAATTTTGTACCAAAATTATCTAATACCCATAAACCAGGATTAAGTGTTACATCGTCTGTAGAAGATTCACCCCATGCAACGAAAGCTGAAATATTACTTACAGTTGCTCCTCCACTATGTGTAGCTTTTGTAGTACCATTAACACCTCGGGCCCCTCCACTTAAGGTCCCTGTTGCCTCGTCATTGTTTGTATAACTAATATCTTCTGTACCAATTCTAATTTCTCCAGCATCTGGAAACGCTGTTGAGTTTGCAAGAACAATATTAGTTGTAACTGTATCTGTTAAAGCAGTTGCTAAAGTTGTAGTTGCAATACCTGAGGCAGTTCCACCAAAGTTTGCTGTACCCCAACCGAATCCACCTAATTGTTGAGATGGACCAACATGATAAAAAGGTTTGCCTGTAGCGTCTCCTGAATTATTTAATTGAGTTCCTGTTTCGTTGCTTGGCATTGTAATTGTAATTGATGTAGATGTTGGCACTGAAGTTGCCATAAATTTTTTATCTTCAAAAGAAGCGTCATTAAAAGTAGACCCTATTGCAGTAACTCCACTTACACCGTCAAATAATATAATATCATCTTCTTGCATACCATGGGACGTTAAAAATGTAACTGTGACTGTTGGAGTGCCGCTTGCACTTGAAAAAGTAACGTTTGCTATACTTACTCTTATAGGAGTAATGTCATAAAATTGACCTCCAGAATACGCATACAACATTCTATTTGTACCTATTGCTGCATACTTAATACCTGCATTGTTATCCCAATGATGTAAAGCTCTTCCTGCTCCTGTCAATTTATCTTGACCTAATTGATCCCAACCGCCCAGTTTTTCTGGTGAACCATATCTAAACCTAACATTGTTACCATCAAACCACTGTCCTTCAGCGCCTAATTCAGTAACTTGTTTATTATATCCGGGGACAAATCCTAGTTTTTGTAACATATAAAATCCTGTTTATTAGCTATTATATCAGATTATGCTGAATTTCAAGATTAAATAAAAGTAGCTACTAACGCAATTCTTGCTCCAAATTTAGGATACTCTTGATAGTGTTGTAAGTTTTCAAAGCATACACCTTTACCCACTTTATGAAATACTTCTTTTATTACTTTTTTGTTTTTATCTACAATAAAAGTATTGCCACTTGATTCATTTAAATAAATAATAATCTGTTTGTGATAATAGTCATGATCTACATGGACACCACAGGTTTTATTTTTATTGGGTATCGTAATATTGTAAGCAATCCTTGTATAAAAATTTGGTTTCTCTCCTATCTTTTTACAAAAATTATTTAAAATATCCAATGTATTAAAATAAGTTGTATCATCGGTATTTATAGCATCTTTAAGATCTTTAGATTCTTCTAGTCTCTTTAACACAACATGACAAAAAACAACATCTTTAGGTCTATCGTCAATTGTGCCTGGAAGTACTGTAGTGCCTTCTTGAAAAAAAAATGGAAAATTTTTACTAAGGATTGTGTCTTTAATAAACGTGTGGTTTTCTTTAGTTAAAAAATTTTGTTTTTCTTTAAAAAAAATTTCCATGTTTATTTATAAAGTTTAAAATTATAAGCTAGTGATATTCGTTTTTCATTACTTAAGTTCTGACTGACCGAATGAATTAAATTAGAATCAAATATAACTAATAAACCTGGCTGAGTTTTTATACACATGGTAGAAAATGTATATTGATTTTCAGGGTTAAACAAATAAGTTTCTTTAGAAGGAGCAGGGTTTTTAAAATTTATAGTACCAGTTTTATCTGACCCTTGTAAAATATATACTGCTGAGATGTTTGAACCTATGTGATCATGGTTTTCTTGATAATCATATTTATCATAAACATTGAGCCAACTTTCTGAACAGGCAACTCCCAAATGTCCGTAACCTATTTTTTTTGAAAATTCGGTAACTTCAGAAAATATAAATTTATTAATATCTGCAAATTTCTCATCTGAGTGAATAGAGTGTGTGCCAAAAGTATTATAAAGTTTTGACTCCCAATTTTTACCACCTTTTTTATTTTTATTTTTTATTTGATTGCTATATTTAATAAATTTTTTTTGTGTTTTTTTATAGTCTTCATTTACGCTTATGCCTAAAGGAATACAAAATATGTTTTTTATTTCCATGTTTCTCCTGTTGTTAAATTATTCATTTAAAATTTGACCCTGAACTCCACCCTACCAAAGAATTTCTTTCACCCTTAGTTACAGCATTTACTTTATGTAAAACAAAACTAGGGAAAACTATTAGGGTCCCTTGTTCTCTATGTTTAAGAATATCTGGTTTTTTAGACTGACACAAAACTAAATCTCCACCTTTATATTTACTGGGTTTAGTAAGCTGTAGTGAAAAAGATAATTTTCTTGCATAATCAGAATTATAACCTCTATCTACATGCCAATCATAAAATTGGTTTTTTTTATATTTAGTAAATTGAAAATCTTCTGGAAAACCATCTAAATCAAAATTAAAAAAATCTTTATTTAATCGTTCTATGTAAGCACTTATTTTTTCAAATAACCAAATACTTTCTTCAGATGGAGTTATCCAAGAAATTTTTCCTGATCTTTGTTTTTTGTTAATTGATTTTTCATTTCCAATAGAGCCTTGTTCTAAAATTTGTTTTTCACCTAACTTTATTATGTCTTCACATTCTAGATCAGTAAATACTTTTTCGTGAAAAGCATAGTAGTTAACATAATCTTTTTTTTGAAAAACCCATTTTGTTGTCATTATATTATCTCCACCTTGATCCGCAAAAAAAAATAGTAAAACTTCTTCTTTCTCCTTCTGTCACTGGAGTAACTCTATGATTTAAATGTGATTTAAACATTAACATTGCCCCACTTTTAAAACCAGGTATATCATACTCCCCTTGGTTAAAAATTTTAAATTTACCTCCATCATATTTTTTTTCAGAAAGATTAATTAATACTGTCCATTTAATATCAAAAAGCATATTTTTAGATTTATCTATGTGCCAGTCATAACTAGCTTTAGTGTCAGACGAGTAAATGTTATAATTTCCACAATCCATTTTACTATACTCATTAAAAAGATTGTATGAAAAATTTAAATTATTTGTGTGATAGATGTGGTCTAAAATAGGGTCAACATATTTACCACATTTTTTTAAAGGAATTAAAAAAGTCTTAACATTTTTAAGTGATTCCCCTTTAATGTTTGTTGCATGTGCGCTACGTGGTTCTACTATTTTACAATTTTTTTTTAATAAATTGTTAAAATTTTTAATTTGTTTAAGGGTATAATAATTTTCCCATAACCAATAATCATAGTCACGCTGTGCGTTTGTTTCTGCTTTCATACTTTTTGAAAGTATATATGTTTTAGAATAAATTGTAAATACTTTATGCTAAAGTATCAACTAGGTTCCATACTCCATTTTCTTCATCCCAATAATAAAGCCAATCATGAGTATTTGCTGTGTTTTGTGATTCTTGTTCAGATGTTAATGCTGGAGCATCACCTAATGGTGAAGTCCATTTAGAAGCACTATTTGACATTACCCAACTGGGAAAAGGTTTTTCTCGCATAAAAATTTCAAGAACTGGATCCCATGTAGAACCCTTAGTTCCAAAATTTCCTCTAAAAGGTGTCCCACCAAGTCTATGCACATCTGCTTCAGTATTGTAAGAAGTTTGTAACCAAGTCCCTTCTTTTTTTAAAACGTTTGCTATAAACTCTTGTCCTGCAGTTTCTGATGTTGCTACTTCATTATCAATTACTATGCAATCTACTACATCGTTATTTGAATCTATTTTTGCAAAATGAGCCATTATGTTGTGTAGCTCCCAGAACCAGTATATTTAAGAATTGTGTAAACACCATAACTTGAAACAGTTGGAGACCCTGTTGTTGATCCGGAATAACTTGCCGTTGGTACTTTTAATACAACAATACCACTTCCCCCATCAGCACTACCATTACGTGCACCGCCGCCACCGCCTCCAGTATTGGCTTGACCCGGGTTTGCATCACCAGAAGAACCTTGGCCACCACCACCTTGGCCGCCTTGACCAGCGCTTCCTCCGCCTCCTCCAGATCCACCGCCGCCACCAGCGTAGTAAACTTGAGTTGAGCCATCTATAATATTATTTTGTGTACCAATACCACCTTGACCGCTTGGTGCAGCAGTTCCTGATGCAGAAGCTCCACCGCCTCCACCACCAGAAAAATTAGGGTAACTTAAGTTAGCACCATTTCCTCCTGGGTTACCTTGACTAGGAGTAGTTGATGGTGTGTTTCCAGCAGCTCCACCAGGTTGATATCCTCCACCTGGATTATTTACATTACCGTGACCACCGCCACCGCCGCCTCCAGATCCACCGGTTTGACCTATGGGGTTATAAAACCCACCGCCGGTACCGCCACGTGTGCTTAAAATTGTTTGAACAGAACCACCAGCAACTGAAGAATCACCTTGTGCTCCTCCTACTGTTATTGTTAAAGTTTCTTTAGAAGGAATATCTTGTTGAGTTGAAGTTCTATATCCTCCAGCTCCTCCTCCACCACCAGTAAATGCTCCTCCTCCACCACCTGCAACTACCATCATAATAATTTCATAAGGGGGAACAACACCACCTCCAGCACCAAATCCTAAAACTTGATAACCAAAAGATTTACCTTTTCGTGATTGTATATTGTTTGTGTTCTTACCTGAAGTAAGATTATTTTTTAAATCTCTCATATCTAAATTCCTTATGCGTCGTTAGCTGCATCAGTAGTAAAGAATATTTTAATACCTAAAAGTCTTGCTACTCCGGTAAATGTGTCTCCACCTGCGTTTGCATCTCTAAATATTTGAAAGTAAGTTTGTTGATCTACTGCAGGAGATCCTGCAATTGTAACCGCACTACTTACAGCTGAAACTTGTTGATCTTCTACTGTTCCTATACCAGCGTCTGTAATATTTACTGCTGTTCCAAAAGCAACGTCAATAGTATCACTATCACCACAAGAAACTCCTTGTAAACCAAAAATACAGTC